TGTTCCAGACCATTGGCCCCAATGGCGATCCTGGCATGACCAAGATGATCCTTTCGGATATTGCCCGTCTGCGAAAGATGCCTGACCTGGCCAAGAAGATTGAATCGTATGAGCCTCAGCCTGATCCCATGGCTCAGCGTATTCAAGAGTTGGAGATTGCCAAACTCGAAGCAGAGATTGCTGAGATTCAAGCCAGGGCTATGCAATACCAAGCCAGTGCACAACTCGATGCTGCCAAGGTAGGTACCGAGCAAGTGAAGCAGGGGAATCTCCAATCAGATACTGACCAGAAGAATCTCAACTTCGTGGAGCAGGAGTCTGGAGTTACCCAGGAACGAGCCAAGGAACTCCATGGTGCACAGGCCCGTGCTCAAGGGGAACTCAAGCTGCTGGATAACGCTTTGGCTCAGCAAGAGAATGCCAAAGATCGACAGCATGAGTTGGTCAAAGAGTATGTGAAATCTCGGGCAGTAACTAAGAAGTAATTCCTGTTATATAGTTCGGGCCGGGTAATCAATACCCGGTCCACTAATACCTAAACCAACATGATCAACGACACCGTCCAGCAGATTGAGGAAAACATCAAACAGGCACAAGAGATTGTCGAGTTCGACAAAGCACTGTCGCGTTTGATGGAGAACCGGGACTTCCGGAAAGTCATCAAGGAAGGGTATCTGGAGAAGGAAGCCATTCGCCTGGTGCACCTCCGTGGTGACCCGGCATTCCAAACCCCGGAGCGTCAAGCCGCGGTGATTGGTCAGATCGATGCGATCGGCCAACTGCTGAGCTACTTCCGCACCGTGAAGCACAACGCTGCGATCGCACTGAAAGCCATCGAAACCGATGAAGCCGTGCGGGATGAGCTGATTGCTGAGGGAGATATGTAATGGATGACGACAACCAAGTGGAAGACCAGGTCCTCGAGAACTCCTTCCTGGAGATGTCCGACGACGAGATCATGAACATGTCCGGTCCTCCGGCCATTGCAGCTCCGGTAGTAGCGGAACAAGCTCCCGTAGTTGATGAAGCGGTTTCTGAAGAGGCTCCTGAAACTCAGGATGTAGAAGAAACCAAAGAAGGTGCTGCGGCAGAAGCCACGGAAGAAGACGCCGGCGCAGACGGGGGCACCCCGGCCAGCAAGGCGGCGCCTGAAGTGGCGGATGCAAGCAGCACCGTAGACGATCCAGCTAAGAAGGTTGAGACGAAGGACGAAGCCCCAGCCATTGATTACAAGGCTGAGTACGAACGTCTGACGGCTCCCTTCAAAGCCAATGGTCGTGAAGTCCAGGTAGGTAGCGTCGATGACGCGATCAACCTGATGCAGATGGGCGCCAACTACAACAAGAAGATGGCGGCCCTGAAACCCAATCTGAAGCTCATGAAGCTGTTGGAGAACAACGGCCTCCTGAGCGAAGAGAAGATCAGTTTCATGATTGACCTGGGTAAGAAAGACCCAGGTGCGATCAACAAATTGGTCAAGGAGAGCGGCATCGATCCCATGGATCTGGATGCCGAGAAAGCAAGCGCATACAAGCAGACTGCTTACGCTGTTGACGAGCGCGAGATCGAGCTGGATACGGTTCTGGATGACATCAAGGATTCCACAACGTACACCCGGACTCTCGACGTGGTTAGCAATAAGTGGGACGTTGCAAGCAAGCAGGCGATTTCGCAAGCACCTCAACTGCTGAAGGTTATTGATGACCACATGGCCAGTGGTATCTATGACCTGATCAGTACCGAGATCGAGCGAGAGCGTGTGTTTGGTCGCTTGAAAGGTTTGTCTGACATCGAAGCCTATCGGCAAGTCGGTGACGCAATCCAGGCCCGTGGCGGATTCAACCACCTGTTCACCAAGAACACGGTGCAACCGAATCAACCCGCAACGCCTGTGATCGTCCAACCGAAGCCCAAGGTCGACGAAGCCGAACTGAATAACAGACGGCGAGCTGCCAGCTCGACCAAGCCAGCTGCTCCTACTACGACTCCCAAGGAATACAACCCCTTGTCGATGTCGGATGAGGAGTTTGCAAAGTTGGCTGAGCCGAAGTTCCGGTAACCAACACTTTTTGCATATACCCCCTCGAAAGGAAAAGACATGACTCGTCAATACAACACCGGCGGTACTACCTCCGATGTCGGCACCCAAGGTGCCGGCCAACTCAGCGGCGATTTCTTCTATCAGAAGAAGGCCCTGATCGAAGCTCAAAAATCGCAATACTTCACCCAGCTGGCGGACGTGACCTCGATGCCCAAGAACATGGGCAAGAAGATCAAGCGCTACCACTACCTGCCCTTGCTCGATGCAGCCAATCTGAACGACCAGGGCATTGACGCGGCAGGCGCAACGATCCTGACTACCGAGCAGTTCGTCACCTTTCCTGAGTTCATCATGGTGGCCAATGCTTCCGCTGCGGCTGCCACGGCTGAAATCAACGACAACATCAACGCATACAACACCGTCACGGGTGTCAAGAGTGCTGAAGTCGTGGCCACTGCAGGCGCTGCTGAATCGGGTGGCACGGGCCTGACTCGCATCACCCTGACCAAGCGGGTTGTGCGCTACCTGAACACCACCAAGACCAACGCCATCCTGGCGCGCAATCTGGGTGCGATCGTTCAGGCGGGCTCGGGCAACCTGTACGGCTCGTCCAAAGACATTGGCACCATCTCCGGGAAGATGCCGGCCCTGAGTGAGAACGGTGGCCGGGTGAACCGTGTGGGCTTCAAGCGCAAGGAGCTGGAAGGCACGTTCGAGAAGTTTGGCTTCTTTGATGAGTACACCCAGGAATCGGTGGACTTCGACTCGGACGCCGATCTGATGATGCACATCAACCGTGAAATGGTGATGGGCGCCAACGAGATCACTGAGGATGCCCTCCAAGTGGATCTACTGACTGGCGCCTCCACCGTGAAGATTTGCGGCGATGCGCTGACCGTGCAGACCATGGGGGAGAACGATCTGGTGACCTACACCGATCTGATGCGCCTGTCGATCGACCTGGACAACAACCGCACTCCGAAGCACACCACGGTGATCACTGGTTCGCGCATGGTCGATACCAAGACCCTGCCGGCATGCCGTGTGGCCTACATCGGTTCGGAGCTCCTGCCGACTCTCAAGGCCATGAAGGATCTGCACAACAACCCGGCCTGGATCTCGGCTGAGAAGTATGCAGCCGGGGGCACCACGCTGCGGGGTGAAGAAGGGGCGGTGGACAACTTCCGCTTCGTCGTGGTGCCGGAGATGTTGAAGTGGTCTGGTGCGGGCGCGGATGCCACCGGCTCGAGCAATAGCTATGAAACCAACAACCGCTTCGACATCTTCCCGATCCTGGTGGTCGGTGATGAGAGCTTCACCACGATCGGTTTCCAGACCGATGGCAAGACGGTGAAGTTCAAGATCACCCACAAGAAGCCTGGTGATGCCACGGCTGACCGTAACGATCCTTACGGTGAGACCGGCTTCATGTCGATCAAGTGGTACTACGGCTTCATGCTGCTGCGCTCTGAGCGTATTGCAGTGCTGAAGACCGTGGCTCGCCTCTAAGCGAATAAGTGACTGAGGGCAGGGGCTTCGGCCCCTGACCCTTCACCCACGCTGACACACCACCAGAACACAGGAACCAACATGTCCGATACCGAACTGACCCAAGACGAATTGACCACCTTGAAGGCCCGTGCTGACCTGATGGGCATCACCTACCACCCCTCCATCGGTGTCGAGAAGCTGCGCGACAAGATCGCTGCTGCTGTCTCCGCTGATGAAAAAGTCGAGGGCCAGGCCCCGCCTGAAGAAAAGGTTCAGAACCTCCCGCCTGCTCCCAAAGTTGAGACCGAGGGTGAGCGCCGCAAGCGACTGAAGATGGAAGCCCTGGCGCTGGTGCGTATCCGCCTCAGCTGCATGAACCCGGCCAAAAAGGAATGGGACGGCGAGATCATCACGGTGGGAAATCGCCTGGTCGGTACGGTTAGCAAATATGTTCCTTTCAATGCTGAGGAAGGCTGGCATGTCCCTCGCATCATGTTTGAAATGCTGAAAGACAAGCAATGCCAAATCTTTGTGAGCAGCAAAACCAAAAACGGCGTGACGATGCGCCAAGGCAAGTTGATCCGTGAATTCGCTATCGAGATCCTGCCGCAGCTGACCGAGAAGGAGCTGCGTGATCTGGCTCAGCGTCAGGCCATGGCGGCTGGCGAATAAGCGAAGGGACTGACAGATGCCCGCATTGACGATTGCTGACCTCACAGCAGCTACAACCACCGGTGCGGGCATCTTTGATGTCCTGATGCGCGCTACCAAGGCGCACCTGGATCAGGAGTTCGTTCAGGGCCGCATCAAGGGTAGCGAGTACTCAACCGTCTATCTTGGCCAGGTCGAACTGGCCATGCAGACTGGTTTGGCGTTCCTGCTGCAGAAGGACAAGAACGCTCTTGAAGCGGAGTTGATCGCCAAGCAGATCGAGCTAGCTACCGTACAGGTCAGCAAGGCAGAAGCTGAGCTCGCCATCCTGCAAGCCACCCAGCTGAAGATCCCCGCGGAGATCGCTCACCTCGAGGCCCAGACTGCCAACATCACTGCTGAGGGTTTGAACATCCCGAAGCAGGGCGAAGTCCTGGATGCGCAGGTCAACAAGCTCGAGGTCGAAGCCGCGCACACCACGGCCCAAACCAGCCTGGTGACGCAGCAGACTGCGAATGCGCTGACTGAGAACGGCAACCTGGTCAAGCAGGGCGAGTTGCTGGGTGTGCAGAAGCTGCACATCGTCCAACAGACCGAGAACCTGGCAGCTGAGGAATTGAACATTCCGAAGCAAGGCCTGGTGCTGGATGCCCAGAAGAACCACGTCACCCAGCAGACCACGAACCTGGTTGCTGAAGCGCTGAACATCCCCAAGCAGGGCTTGGTGTTGGAGGCCCAGGAATGCAAGCTGAGGGCCGAGTTCGACCTGATCGCCAAGCAGATCCTGAAGACGGGCGAGGAGATGGCTCTCCTGACCCAGAAGGTGGCCACTGAGCGTGCTCAGACACAAGCCATGGGTGTGGATGAAGACAGCGTGATCGGGAAGCAGAAGGGGCTCTACGGTGCCCAGACCTCTGGCTTTGCCCGAGACGCTGAACAGAAAGCGGCCAAGCTGATGGCCGATGTGTGGTCCGTCCAACGAACCACGAACGAGGAGACCGGTGTTGCAGGCACTGGCCTGGATAACACCGCAATTTCTGCCGTGATCGCCAAGCTCCGAGCAGGTATCGGTGCAACCTAGCCTGGACAGCTGTTGCATCTTTGGGGAGCCGGGCGTCTGGCTCCCCTTTTTTTACTTGCGGCGCTGAGGAACCATGGGAAGAACAAAGACTTATGTAGGCACTCAGGTGGATCGGGTGATCCAGGATGACAAGGTCCCGAATGCAGCCAAATCGGGCCTCGTCAATGCCTTATTCCAGAATGGGGACCTTATCGAGCATGTGCTGGAGGAGATGATCTCCAGCGTGGGAG